ACGCCCATCCTGCCGGTGATGCCTTGATTGCGCGCCGCCGACCAGGCTCCCCAGCCATGTTGTTTGATCCACTTGGCCGCAAATTCAATCTGTTCCGGCTCGTACTTTCGATCCGTGAGACTATGGCCGGTCGCCTTCTCGTATTCAGTCCCAACGCTGCCGGGACCGCCGCGGTGCAGCTGCATGGCACCGAACGACGTGCCGGCGTCACCGGTGTAGCCGGCCAATCCTTCGCCGCGAGCGACACGCTCCATCAGATCGGGATTTATTCCGTGCCTGATGGCCGCATGGCGCACGGCGGCGAGCATGCCGCGGGGATCTCCCTTGCCGGGTTGACCGGCACCACCGAGCGTCTCTGCCCCTCCGCCGTCAGCGCCGCCAGGAAGAGCCCCACCGCCGCGTTGCTCTAGAGCTCCACTGCCGATATCGCCCAGCGATGCCTTGATCGCTCGGGCGGCGCTAGGCGCGGCAGCAGCTCCGCCCACGGCATTGTACGAATTATAGAAGTCCCACATGCCGTCATAGACGCCCTTGCGGGTGCCGACGGCGATGGTCTCGATCGCATCTCCGGTCGACTTCGAGCCAGCGCCGCCGAGTGTTTCTTCGGCCGGGAACCTGATTGCGCTCTGCGCCGCGCGCAACGGGTTCGGGCCTTCGGATTGAAAGCCGCCGGTGTAGCTTTCTTTTTGGAACAATCCCTCGCGCATCCGCTGCAGCCAGGTCTTCTCCGATTCTGTACCGGGAGGCTGAACCGGTGCTGTCGGAGCCGGGGCAGATCCAAACAAAGTTTGCGCCCGGTCGGTAATGCTGTTCAGCTTATCAATAAAGCCAGTCCCTTTAACAGCATCCCTGATTTCACCGAGATCAAATTTTGGTTGCTTCGCCTCCCCTTGCGGCATTGCAATCGGAGCGCCGGTAGTCGGGTCAAAGCCCCACAAATCGGAGCCGACGACGCCTCCCTTACTTCCAGGCTTTTGCCGCTCTTTATCCGTATTGACGGCAGCGGCGATCAAGCCGAGTGCGGAAGCGGCCGCAGTCAGACCTTCGGCGCCGGTAACCCCAAGAATTCCCAAAACCCATGACGGGGCGGTACCTAAAGCAGATATCGCACGCAGCGGCGCGACGATGCCCCATAGCCAACTCGCCGCCTTAAGCGCAATCAGGCCCTCTATCAGTGTTTTCCAGCCGGTGGTCGATTTCACCACGTCGTCCATGGCCCTGGCGGCAACACCAATATCGTGGCTTGCATCGCGAATGTCGTGGCCGAATTGTTGCCAGTTTGCATCCTCGATCCACTTGCCAATGTCCCCAAAAAATTTCTCGATCTGCGGTCCGTTCTGATCGACGAAGCCCTTGATGGAGTCAGCCATCCGAGCAAACGAGCCCGACAGATCGTCGCCGATATGCAGGGAAAGATTCCCTACCGAAGCCTTCAGCAGAGCAATCGATTCATTGTATTGCCGCGCCCGAGCCTCCCAACCCCGATCGAGCGGCTTAATTTCCTGATTGAGCTTGATGTAGAGATCTCGCGCTCCGGCGCCGGCGTGGGCAAATGCCTCCGGCAATCCCAGCGCGTCGGTTAGGATTTTCTTTTGAACATCGCTCCATTGGTTGTTGGCCAAAAAGCCAAAGAGCAGATTCATCCGCTCGGCTTGCGAGCCGGCGTTCTTTAATTGCAAGCCGAACTGACGGATCTGCGGGCTGGCTTGAGTAGCAAAGAACTCGGCAAGAGCGCCTCGATTCAGCCGGCTCCATTGATCCATGTTTGTCGAGAACGATTTTATGAAAGTATCCATGTCGGCCTTGGTCGAACCAAGGCCCTCGGATAATTCCTCAAGTCCATGAACGGTGTCAGCCGAAAAGCCACTGAACTTCGCAAGGTTGCTCAGGTTTCTGGCATTGGCGCCGAAATCAATAACCGATTTCGTAACGGCGGCAATGGCGCTGGCAACCGAGATTGAGGTGAAGCCAAACGCCGCCATCGCCGGCGTCAAGCCGCCCTTGACCTTTTCGGAGAGCTCGTGGGCGGAGCGTTGCATCTCGTGAAAAGCCTTGCCGTGATCCTTGGCGGCGGCAATGCCGTGCTTGTGTAGGCCTGCTGTCTGCGCGGCAAACGAGCGGAGCGATCTCTGCATATCGCGCAGTGGTGCCGAAAACTCGTCCGAAATTTTCGCCGCGAGGCGTAGTTGATCGTCAGACATCGTTTTCTACTCGCATCGTGTCGTCGGGCATGGACAGCGCTGCCGCTATCGCGCTCCTCTGAAATTTGGGGAGGGGAAGGTGCGCTTTCATGGACGCCACTTCCCCTCCTTGAAGCGGCGCGAAAGGATCGCCGCTTTGTTGCGTGCGCTTTCTCGTCAAGGGCCTCCGCGAGGAGAAGGAGCCCAGAAAGTGCACGCGGTAAACCTTCCAAACAAAACGCCAGGCGGCGCTAAACCAAAAAAATGCGCCAGACCGGGGAGGACTAGTCGCCGGCCTGGCGTTCCGCGCCGTGAGCGTCGTCATCCGCTCGCGTCGCGATCTCATCATTGCTCGGCCTCGAGCCTGACGCTGGGCCGCGGGCCAGGCCCCCCAAATTTTCCGGCAACCGGCGTTAAAAGTTGACCCTTGAGAACGCGCTGCCAAGCTTCAGTAGCGGGGCGCCCGCCGAACGTCGCGAGCCCGAAGGCCCAAGCGTTGCCGTATTCATCCCGCTGCACAAAGGACACGTCCCCGGCGCCAATCACAGCGGCAAGAAATGCGGCGCCGTCAATTTGTCGGCCGTGTAGCCGTCGATTTATTTCATCCACCCACCAACTTAGCGAGTGCTTGCTGTCGACCTCTGCGGTGCGCCGCAGATAAGATACGCGTTCGAACACCGCGCAAAAGTCGCGAAAAAACTCGGCCTCATCTTGGTCGGTAAATCGAGGATTATTCGAGGGTCGCCAGAGCTGGGGATAGGCATCGCGCACGGCGGCAAGAATGCCCCGGTACTCAGTTTCGGTTGGCAGAGTGATCGGACTGGTTTCGATCGGGTGCGTTATGCTGACCTGCGGCTCGACGAACTTCGCAGGCGCCACATCGCCGGCGGCAGGTTTGACGACCAGGCCGGCGTTGGCTTCAAGGGCCGCTACGCGTGTTTTCAACGCGTCCAGCTCGGCTAAAATCGCCTCCTCATTTTTCATCTTTTACTTCCTTCTCCATTCCGGTTCTTGCGGGCCGCTTCAATAATCTGCGCAGCAAGGCTGCCAGGAGGCGGCGGGGGAATAACGGGACCGCCGGCATCCGCGAGGGCCTTGGCATCGAGAATTTGCTTGGCAAGACCGGTCGGCACCGGAACGGGACCGCCGGCATCCGCGAGGGCCTTGGCGTCGAGAAATCGTTGCGCCATTGCCTCTGGCGAATTGGCTCGCGCAACGGCGGCTTTCACGGTAGCCAAGATTTCCTCATATGCACCTGCGTGACCCGAAAGTCCTGAAGCGTCGAAAATCTGACGTGCTTGTAATTCTGGATCGACAGACGCGGACGCGTATGCCTGCAGCGGCGTTGCAGCTAGCGCCAGTTTGATAGCAGCCAACATCTCTTCCCGTTGACGACCGCGATACGCTTGGTCTTCAGCATTGCGATCGGCAACCCGCGCCCTGGAGCGCGCAAGGCGCGCCTCCCGTTCCACCTGCAGCTGCCGAAAATAAGAACGAAGGTCGCCCATTGATTCTCCTCAACTCGCACCACGTTACCCCTGTAAATAAATTTGGACCCCATCCAAATTTCCAAATTTCAATTTCTCTCGGCATCTCGCGTTGGCAACCTGTCCAACTTCACAATCCACCCGCCGCCAAGCCGGCGCCCGAGTTTTTTGTCCGCCACCGCCCATTGCCGAATTCGCTCTGAAGAATAGCCGGTCAAGCCGGCTGCCTGCTTCAATGTCCCCCAGCCGGCAGGTGGCCGGCGCGATAGTGGGCGGAAAATCTGTTTGCTGAGATTGGCAACGATCTCACGCAATTCAGCTTGATCGTCTCTAAGCTCGATGACCGTCGCGAGAAGATCCGCCAGTATGTCAGCATCGGCGACGGCGGCAGCTTTCTCGTGTGGGTGTTCGAGCGGGCCATCACGGTCACGCGCACGCCCCAACATCGGCGGTCTCTCATCACAACTCGTTAGATCGGCAATCTGCTCGCCCTGCCTGGCGGTCGCTTCGAGCTTTTCGATCCGTTCGGCTAGGGTTGGTCGCGTGCCAAATCGCGCTTCGACCGCGGGGGCATTCGTCGGCGCCCGTTGTGCGGCTCGCGTCATTGTGCGCGCTTGTTTGCTGGCGAGCATGGGTCCGATCCGAACGCGTCTCAGCGCCGCCAAACTTGGCGCAAACCCAAAAGTGGCCAGCCGTGTGCGGGATCTTCGTATTCGGGTCGCGATGCGCGGCGGATGGTGCTCGCTTCATCGGCAAAGCGTCCGAGTTCATAGAGTAGGTGGTCTCCACGCTCGATGGAGATGTGGACGCGCCTGGCGCCGAATTGAAAATAGACCGTATCGCACTCGCCTATGACGGCGAGGCCGAGCTCGACGATGAAGGTCTTATCGTCGAACAGTTTCCTCCGAAAGAATGGACCAGCATCGGGCCGCTCGCCTTTCTCGAGCGCCCAGCTGAGACGATGTGCGATCCGTTGCGCGGCGCCGGCCAAACCGCATGCTTCATCCAACCGCATCGCCCAGGTCGTCGTCGCATCCGCGATGTAGAACGGATGGTCCGCATCCTCGAAATCCCGACCCCCCTCGAGCGTCAGCGACGTGCCGGATGGATCCGTTAGCTCAAGCGTGAAAAGTCGAATACCGGCCATTTGTTTCACCTCGGTAATTTGCCTGCTATTCCGTCGCTCGATACTACCCGTCGCACGGATGGGGAGCTGTCGGCCGGCCTGGCCATCGCGAGGCCGATGGTGCGCGGCGGCGCGCCAAGCAAATCTTCAAGATCCCCTTGAGCTTCGTGTGGCCTCTCGCGCTCTGCTTCGATCCTCGCCCAGCCCACGTCCGACATTCCATAGACGCCAAATCTGAGGGCCGCGCCTGTCGCCTGAATAAGCGTGTCGAGAGCCTCGTTGTCTTGGCGATCGTCTTTGGTCCAGCGAAAAACCGTGAAGCCAGCGCGCTTGACCGGAACGCGCCGTTCGGCCGTGAGCTCCTGAAAATATTCATCTTCGAGTCCGGACGGGAAGGCGATGTAGCCGACCTCGAGCGGATCATCCTTGGCCAGGTCCCGATATAAACTCATTTTTAGGACCGAGACGCCGAGGTGAAAAAACCTCTTCGAATACTTCAGCAACATGCCGGTCTTTTGATTCCGCTCTCGTTTCACCCGCGCCAGCCGTGGCGCCGCATCGTCGCCGCGCCCGCGGACCATGATCAACTTCGACGATGGATGCCGGCGGGCAAAACTCCAAACATCTTCGGTCCAGGCATTGCCGTCGATCGCGGTGAGATCAACTTCAAGTTGGCGCCCTGCTACATTCTTCCATCGCTTCGCGAGCAACAGGTCGAGATTTCTCTGACAATCGTGATCGGAAATGTGGTTTTGAATAATGCCGTAATCGATCACGAAGCGGCGGTACTCGCGACCGAAACCCACGAGCTGCCATTCGACCCGATCACCCTGGCAATCAATGCCGAGCATGAGAAGCAGTGCGCCGGCCGGCACATTGCCGCGCACATACGGTGATTCCGCTGCGCGGTCGCGAATCTCTTCCCATGGTCGAGCTTCGCCATGCGCTCGATATGCCCGGCCGGCCGTATCATTCAGAAACGTTTTTTCGGCCGCGGCGTCTCCGCGATTTTTGAGCCACTCTTGGGCGATGCGTTCCCAGGATTGTAGATAACTATAAGCCGACCAAATCCAGAATGACCGGTGTTCGCGCTTTGCCGCTGGATTGCGCGCCCTCCATTCGAAACGCGCCAGCATCTCCGGGCGGTGCTGTTCTTCGATAATCGCGCCGCACGCCTCACAAGTGAAATGCGCGTCCTCGGGCTTCGCCGGATCGAGCCCGACGAGCATATTGTCCCATTCGAGCACTTGCATGTGCGCGCAATGCGGACACGGAACATAGGGATATTCTTGCGTTCCGGTTTCGAAGTCTTTGCTGACGCGGCAGCCCGGTATGACGAGGGGGGTGCTTACTTTGAAGATTTTGGCAAACTCAATGGCGCGCGAGCGATTATCCGCCTGCGCCTCCGGATCGCCGGCTGAGTTCATTTCCCACTTCGAGAGATCATCTTGGACTTGGAAGTGGATCGTGACCTGGGACAAAGACGCCGGCGAATTGGCCCCGGTTATAAGCAGCGTAGTGAGACCGTCCTTTCGCTCTTTCCATAAAACGTTGTCGCTTCCATCGCGGATGCGCTGCGGAAATTGTTCACGCATGACCGGGATAGATCGCATCATCGGCGAAAGTTTCATTTTCGACCATCGCCTGGCGTTATCGTCGGTAGGATGGCAATATAAAAAATTCCCTCGGCCCATCACCAACGAGCCGCAGGTGAAGATATTTGCAATCGTCGTTTTTCCGATCTGCGCCGAGCCGACCAGCGTTACATATCTGCACGGATCATCAGGACCGAGGGCGCGCAGGATTTCATCGAAGTAGGGAAAGAGGCGGCGATTGTAGGCACCAGGGAACGATCCCTCTTCGATGATCACGTTGCGCTCGGCCCACGATAAAAAATCAATCGGGCTCGGCGGCATCAATACTTCCGCCAGGACTTCGTGGGCGAGTCGCTCCGCATTTGCTAACATGATGCCCATCTTCAAATCCCCCCCGCCGCCTGCGCTGCAATTTCATCCGCATGTCCGTCGGTCGCAGCCTGGTCACCTTCGCCAGCGTCGTCGACTGCATCTCCTGCGGACTCGGCCTCCTCAATGAGCAGCGGAAGTGCGGATGCGGCTTGAGCTTCGACCTGGCTGGCGCGTTCGCGGATCTGCCGAAACATCGTACGCAGGAGATGCTGCGCGTCCCGCGCGCTCAAATTCGATTTCGCGGCGATGCCTGTAGAGAATTCAGCCATCGCTGCATCGAACATCGCCATCAGCTTCGCGCCGAGCCGGCCCATTTCGCGTTTCGAATCGGCGGTGAGAATAAAGGTTCCGGCTCGTAACGCGGCGTTCTCTCGCGCGCGCTCGTTCGCTAATTGCAACGCCGCGAGCCGTTCCTGCTTGATCGACTCCTCGACCCTGTCCGGCGGAGCCGTCGCCGAACTTTCGGCGCCCATGTCGGGGATGTCCAACCGGACGCGTCCGCTCCACCGCGGGTCGAGACCGCGCTTTAGCTGTTCGCATGCCACGGAGACCCGAATTCGAGCATGGTGGCCCTCGCCGACCAGGGCATCGCCATACAGCTTCTTCTGAGCGAGGAACTGCGTCACGCGAGACGGCGAGACCCCGATCAAATTCGCAAACTGTTTTTTGCCGACGATGTCGTTCATGTTGCGAAGCAAAGCCGGTTCTGTGGTTCAGTCATTTGACCATTCGAATTTCAGTTTTTAGTTTTCAAGATCGTCTACAAAACCCCCGCGGTCGGCAGACCCCGTAGGAGGGTGCCACCCCATCAGGAGGACCCAGGCGAGTCACCGCGGCCTCCGCGTTAACATTGCGCGCTTCATCGCGGCGGGGAACGTCTCCCGCAATTCTTTCCGCATCGTCGCCGCGAAGGTTTCTCGGAAAGGCACGTCCTTTTTCACTTCGACCGCGGCGCGCAACGTGTACATCAGCTTCAGCCGCCTACCGTTGCGCCCATAGCGCACCCACAGCGCCGCACCTTTTCCGCGCAGGTCTGTGATGAAAGAATTCGCGAGCGCACGTGGCGCCTTTGAGCGGGGCACGCCTCGCGCACCTCGCCGGACATTATTTTGAACTGGGATTGCAAACTTTGATTTCGCCCGTTCCGTTCCCCCATCAGCGTGCAATTTCAAATTCGCTCTGCCGAGATCGTCATAAATCTCCACCCGCAGATCGTGTTTGGTTGCTGGTTTGACCTGCAATGCTCGCTTAATGAAGCTAGCATTGCGTTGGGTGACATGTTGAGGCCACTGGTCGACCAAGGCCGCTTTGGTATTTTCCGCAGCCTTAGTCATGGCAAGAGCAAGCGCAAAAGGAAGCTGGTCGATAGTCCCATCCAGTTCCTTCGCTCGCCGCTCGAACTCGCTCACGTCAAACTTGATTTCAAACATTGCGTACTCCTTGCTTAGGCGTGGTCGAGTCCGGCCACTTTCGCACTTGAACCCCGAAGCGGTTTCGCTCCGCAGCGGTCCCGAATTGCCAGGGCGCGTTCATGGTGAGCCTTTCACTGTCCAGCCCACGCCTTCGGCGGCGCGCTTGTCCATGAACTTGACGTCGAGACCGGCAGCAATTCGGAGTTTACGTTCGGCGTGCCATTCAGCGGAGTACGGCACGAGCATTTCGAGTGATTGCGTCGATCTTTGTGGTCGCGCTCGTTCGCGCGGCTTGCCGATATCTGGCTGCAAATCGAAGCCGCGATCTAGCAGCCACACGCCAGCCTGCGCATCGCGCGCTGGGCGCTCGCAGGCGCACCGTTGCTGGTCGATGGTAAGCTTGCCCCATTGGGCTAACGCGAAGCCCAGAGGCCCGCGGGGCTCAGCGCTGCCATTCCAAAACACCTCGAAGCGAACGCCCGGCGGCAATACTTCACGATCGAGTGGCTTTGCCTCCGTCTCGGCAGGCTCGCCAAGGGAGCTTGCGCTGTCGTTCTTGCCTTTTTTCGCCTGACGGTTTGCTGCGTTGCCGCTAGGCTCAGCGAGGGTGGGATCTGCTTTTTGATTAGGGATTAGATTAGTAGATTCGTCCGACATGATGTCGGAGGTGCTCCGACATGATGTCGGAGGTGTCCGACATGATGTCGGGGTGGTCCGACATGATGTCGGAGGTGGTGTGTCTGCCGCGGCGCCGGGCAGCTTCGGCCGCAGAAGGCATGTGCGACCTTTTCGCTCGCGCGGGTCGGCGAGCTCCAAATAGCCGGTCTTGGCGAGAAGCTTGATAACGCGGGCGACGTGGTCGCCGCTTAGACCGACATCGGGGTCCGCGCCGATGGTGGTTTGCTTGGCATAGACGCCCGCGCCCCAAAAGCTCGGATACCGCGGACTAGCCAATGATTTGGCAACTCTTAGCACGGTCGCGAGCTTGACCTTGCGCGTGGCCGCGGCGGCATCGAGGTGACCGGCTTTGATGTCGTTGCGGAGGCGAGTAACCCATTCGCGGCTTCGGTCGCGCTCAGCCATTGGGCGCGCTGAGCGGCGCTTGATTGCTGCGTCGAGGCTGATCAGATTATCGGTGGGCGAACGTGTCATGGGCAATCAGTCCGCCGCCGATTTTGCTGCGGCTGCCCGGTGTCGGTGCCTTCCCGGCGGCGGTGATGACGGAGCTTGCATCCGTTGGTCTCTTGATCTATCAGCACCATTGTCATCAATAACTTTGACCGGCTCGCGCTGTCCTTTTGGACTCCCGCCGCCGGTCAATTTTTTTGTTGATGGGAACGCGTTCACGCTCACCGCACTACTTCAAGCGACTTTCTCAACCTGGCACGCCTCGGCCGCAGCCTGGCGCTCGCGGCGCCACTCAGCGGCCGCTTCATCGGTAATGATTCTCTTCGAACCGACATTCATCCAGCGCGGGCCAATGCCGGCCTTCCACAGTTTGTAGACCATGCCCCGACTCATCCGGTGTGCTTCGGCGAATTCGTCGATTGTGAAGGCCATCCGGCGATCTTGTTCAAAACTCATGGCGCGCGCTCGTATTTGTTTGTTTACAGGTGCGCATGATAACAGCGAAACCGGCGAGACGGCGCTGGTGACGGTGGAATATTAGGGGGAGGGTGCTTTTCTGCAAAAAGCCCAAAAAGAGCAATCGGCAAATAGGGAAGATGACTGGAACTCATCACGAAACGGTCGCAGCCGTCCGAGATGATTTGGAAACTGGTGGGGAAATTCCCCACCACGAAAAACATAAAGACGCCAAGTTGCTCGGAAGCTTCCGGCAAATTGCCAGGCGAGCTTCGCGGCCTGTGTGTTTGACATGAGCGGTGGGGAATATTCCCCACCGTGACCATGATTTTGAATTTGTTGGCTTTTCACATGGCCAACTTTCAGTGTCGCGTATTGCGCCATTGCGAGCGCCCGTTGGCTGGCGTTGAGATTTCGGCGAATGAACGTTTGCCGTTCGGCCGCGATGACCGGCTGAAGCGGACGATCGGCGGCCAGATTGAGCGCGAGTCATGGCGATTGATTTGGCTGGAAGAGATGCAAGGTCATGTTCGCAGCACTGCGAAGACGGACTTGGACACCTCGGAATCACAAAAACGGGCTTATATCCCCGCGTCTGACGCGAATCTCGCTTCCGAAACGCCGACAATTCCCGCCCCTATGAAGTCGGTATCGAAGAAGAGCCCATTCTTTGGCTTGCATCGCGCCGAAGAAGTCGCGGCCATCTATACCAGCATTGACGCGCGAGGTTTCATCGGGAAAGCGATCCACGGTCGCGGCACGAAGCGATCTGCAGCGTGCCGTTGTTCAGCGGGTCGGGATGATCCGATGCGATCTCGGGCGGCGAGGGAGAAACATGGCGGATTTCGGTATTATCGCCACGTTTATTCTTGCGCCGGTCTTTTGCTGTAGATCGCGG